GGTAGATTACTCAGCTATTTAAATGGAGATAGCTACAATCCTGTGGCATAGTCAATAGGATCGAAACCATCCTCATCCTTAACATCGCGCGGCTTGAGCTCGCTCATAGTCCCTCTGGAGGCCCCTTCCTTTCTTTGGGCCCGAAGAGTTTCGAACATAGTTCGAAAGGATGCTGCAGGACGAGGGCCTGGTAAGGCCTCGACTCGCGGGATTGGAACCACTTCTGGTTCCTTCACCACATCCATAGGTTCATGTTCGGTCCGAACACGAACCTTCCTTGGGAGAACCACAGCGTTGAATAGACGCATCGTCCGCTTAAACCACGGATCTGTTATAAACTCCTTAGGAGGCTTACGAACATTATCCACCACCCAAAAGGATCTACATTTGTAGTACTCAAGGGTTTTAGGATCAGGTTCGTCGTCTCCTGAGTAAGGAATAGCTTCGGTCCAGAAAGGCACTGAATCGTAAGATTCACAAAGTTCTTCTAATTTAAGAAGATACTTTTGTGCCTCCCAGGGAGAACTCGATCCTTCGATCTTGTTCAGAAGTCAATTCAGTGGAGAAATAAACCGCAACTTATATGCAGTGAATTCCAACGCTTGTTGACGACCCCTAGCTATAGCCTCATTATGCTTACGCATATAAGCTTGTAACAGGATCAGTGGAGTGGGAGATCCAGGAAGAACTTTAGGCTCTTCAGGAGCTCGCGGAAGCGCGAGGTTCTGAAGCCCCGGTAACTTGAGATCTGGGGTAACAGTGGATAACATTACAGAGTAATGTTCCTCACACTGTTGCCAAATCTCACGCGCTAAAATTCGTCCATGACGAATTTCAACGTGACCTTTCAGTAGGTACCGGAAGCACCATACCATAAACACTCTATCCACATCACATGCGTGACGAGAAATGTGCCTTATCATTGGTAAAAGGTGAAGACGTGAGTCTAACACCTTTGCCTCAGTCTCTTTTACAAGAGATCGAGCATAACCAATGATAAAGTCCACTACTCGAGCCCCCTCTGTCGAATTACACGACAGAGGGTCCTTCCGCATTCGACCTAACACCCTCAGAGGATCGACCTCAGGTGGGCATAAGCTCACCCTTGGAAGAGCCACAAAGGGAGTTACTCCGAACATACGAGACGAGAGTGTCGTAGAACCGAGTAATAATGTTAGGAGAAGACGGAAGTCCCATACACCTTTATTCTTCTGAGGCATTGTCATGGATCTTACGATCCGCCTCAGCTGATGAGGACTCGCGAGAGACCTTATCAGACCAAGAACCCAGCCCTTACCAGTCATATCTGCGTTCCACCTTCTCCAAAGTCGAGAAGCTCTCTCCGCACTAGCGCTAGCGTTAGTCCGAGAAAGCTCTTCCACTAAGGATAAGGGAGAAACGTTGACATGACCGATATAGGTCTGGTTGGCGAAGTTGATAAACTTCCCAAATGACAAGTAATCCTTGACCCCTCCGGTGCGAACACCGAAGGAAGTCAATACCGAAAGGTATTGCTCCGCGACCTCTCGGTCAGCCGAAATCTCTAAATCATCACCTAAGATACGGTATGTATAAAAGGGGAATTTACCCACCTCGAATGCAGCGTACTGCACCAAGGCGTGATGAACTAGAGCCATAGAAGCCCAAGAGGATAAGGCACCCATAGGTTGCCCTACGGCATACCTAACCCTCGAGGAGTTATATGACTTGAGATTTCGAACTAACCGATTGAACCGCGTACGGAGCGCAGCCTTCCTAGAAGCGGAAAGCTTCTTCCATAATTTTATGTTCTTCCATTTAAGCCAGGCGTCCATCAGTTGGGCCCGCAGAGCTGCGGTACCCTTCCGGTAGACCCCATGGAATAAAAGGAATTCCGACCAAGTTGGAACAGGCCATTTCGGTACCGAAAATGGTCTGTCGGATAAAAGTCTCATCCATAAATGGACGAGCTTTGACCCCATCGGACGATTAAATAGAGAATAATATAAAACTCTAGGTAATCTATCCGTAGCCGACTTGAGATCGTACGCCCACTGACCAACATGGTCCTCAGCTACGAGAGTAGCCAGGGAGCCATCTTGATCAAATGTGGCGTCGGTCGGAAGTGTCCGAAGACACTTGAACATCCAATCATGGAGTGGTTTACACACCATCTGAGTCCAGTAATCAACTATCGCAAAGACCCGAACTTTTCCAGAAGGCTCATTCTTTATCGCCAGCTTCGAAAGTCTAGGGATTGACGTATTACTAAATCCAGATAAGTCACCATCCTCGTAGCGGGCGTTAGCCCCCATACGAGTAGTGATGTACTCATCTTTTGTCTTCGCCCGAGGGCGTTGACGGATATGGTAACCAGTCACCCCTTGATACCATTTTGATGCTTCCCGCATGACATAGCGGAAAACAGCTAATGGTTCGACTGCCGAAAAATGTTGTAACATCTCCAATATATAATTCTTTGGAGCATACAACCAAGCTAACGCATCTTGAAGGTACCCAAGATACGATACGGAAACGTTCGGACCGGCCTTGGTCGAATAGTACGGCTCAACCTGTTTAATGGTAAGAGGAGGGAACTCCTTCTTACCCTTTTCACGGTCCTGCCACTCCCAGAAGTGGTTCTCACAAAAGTCCATAAAGCCTTTCAGCTTTGGGGACCAGACTATTCCTGGATCAGTTAATGAACTGAGATCAGGTCTAGAATGAACATCGTATATTCCTTTATACATATAGAATATACTCGTCCAAACCCGAATATCGGGAGCGGACGACCGTCTTATCTTATTTCTAAGACGAGATGGAATGATCTTTGGGAGACCACCTCTAAGAGCGACAGGAACGGGAAGCGACCAGGGATCCTGTATTGGATCCCCGGCAAGAAACCGGTTAAGCGCTATTAGGGCCGACTTTAGATAGAGAATCAGGTACGTGACTCCTCGTGTCTCAAGAAGACGCATGATATCCATACAGAACACATGGTTCTCCAAAGACGAATATGTAGGATCCTGTTTGACCCCTGCAGCACACTGGATGGATTCCATCCAAGCGCGCAGGAAGGGAAGGGCTGTACCGCCCTTCAGAACGACCAGGCCATCCTTCAACTCGAACCCCGATGTCACCATCGGTGATTTAAATACATTACTCACCCTAAGTAGGGGGGTTGAATAAACCCAGTAATTAGAGGAGTTAGAGGTATCGCGAGATACAGAAGGACGAGAGGATACCTCAGGCTTGCTAAACGCAGGCGCTAAGATTTGGAGTTGTTCGTCGTTCGACTTAAACACCATGACATATCTCCGGTATGTTTTACCGTCTAGGTAAAGTATCGCCGCAGGATCATATGGATCGACCAGGGCGTACTCTCCATTAGAGATACGATCCCAATCCACCTTGCTATATAAAGGGTGGAGAGGCAATTGAAATAATATTGCTGTCGCTTTCATAATATCGTGATATGGTTCAAGTATGTGATGACCTTCTCTGCTTCTAATCTATTGCTAGAAAAGGAGAAGGCCGAGTCGCAAACCCACAATTTCGACTTTGAAGATAATGGTATCGGTGCCGGATGAGCATCGTCATTCAAAGTCCAGCCCTCTCTCCGCGCAGGAAAAGGGCACTGCGCACGCACGGAGAAAGACTGTGCGATTGATTCCCCAGTATAAGGAAGGCTAGGAAGAGATTCCACTCCTTACTACATCGCTTTCAAGCTTATTAGGCCCTAGGCGGTGCTCTTGGATGCGATCCAAGACACGATCAATCCCTTTTAGACTAGGCTATTAGGAAACCAACCGTGAGAGGACTAGAAGAAGGCCCAGGGTATCATTAACCCTCGGAGGGGGCGCAAGTCCCCCCC